CTTCATCATCGAGTTCCTCTTCTTCCTTCATGCCCTTCATTGCTTCTGCAGGCTTTGCACCCTTGTTTACTACATCTCTAACTTGCTTGAGTGTAGCACCAGGGGTCTTCAGCTTTGCAGAATCATCGTCAGACTTGTAGTTTTCTGGTGTAGGACCGCCAAGATCTTCCCAAGAACCAGTTTGACCATCAGGGATATTGCCTGAAAGTTTTGGCATTGCTTCTGCTGCTTTTGCTCCAGCATTAACAGCAGTCTTGGATGGTTTAGTGCCTACTTCCATTTCTTGTAAATTGTTACCACGAGACATTTGAACTCTCCGATTTTCCTGTATAAAATCTATATTTATTTATAAATTAACAAATTACAATGAATTTAAGAACTCATTGAAAATTGAAAGTTTGTACTCTTCTAGAACATTTTGATCTACAAGAGTATTAATTTTGTTCTTAGTTTGTTCAGCGAGTCTTTCACGAAGAATTCCTCCTTCCCAAACCCACTCTTTTCCTTCCATAATTCCCTGAACAAAAGCGTCAGGTGCAGATGGATCAGCAACAATGTCAGCAGCAGTTGCAAGCATAAAATCTTCACCGACTTCAGAATAACCTTCTTTAGTTGGTCTCAATGATCCAATACCACGAGAAGAAACTCCAAGAGTAACTCCATCTTTTAATAGAGACTCTGCAATTTTACCCATTGGTGTGGATAGAATTTGTGCTTTACCGATAAAATCATTTCCCTTTTGTTCTAGTGAAATAATTTTATGAGATACTCTATCCAGGTTAATGGTTGGACCTTCTGGGTGTCCTAGTTCACCTAGAGCACGACCTTTAGAAATATACTGCTCCGCATATCTCTTAACCTCACGCTCCATCACATCACGGCGATAAACTCTACCGTTACGATTTTGTTGTTCGGTTTGTAAAAAAGGTCCTTGAATGAATAGAACTTTCTTACCGTTTTTTTCTTCGGTAATAACTTCTACCTTTTCGATTTCTTCTCTAATTAGTTTCATTGAGAAACTCCTACTCTTGCTACTTTAATAGTTCCACTACCCAAGTAATAAATGGAATCTTCTGGATGCTTTTCAATAGTTTCAACAGTACTGTTTAATAGTGTTACAGATCCAATTCCAGCATAACTGGCATTTTGCACAAATAGAACTGCAGATGCTCCAGAGTTGTTGACAACTCTAACAAATCTTGCACTGTTTACAGTTGTTGAATTGCCAATACCAGGGGATAATGTATTTTCACCAGCAGAAACGATTATTCTTGACATTGCTATAAAGATTTTTTATTTTATAATAGTTATTTATAATTTACTCTTCCCCGTCAGAATCTTCTTGGTCACCGAAGATGTCTGATGCTACAATAGGACGAAAATTATCAATTTTTTCTGCAGATTTTGCAAAAAGTAGTTCTTTAATTTTGTCACTAATTTGAGATGGAGATTCATCGGTGACAATCATATCTAAAAGTTCTTCCATTTTAATTAATTAAAACACTAACGTTGTATTTATATTTCCCCACCCTTGGGGATACTTGGAGCTTCAGTTGCTTTTCCTTGGGATTCTAGATCAGGTTCCATTACTGGAGCACCCAAATCTGCTCCCGCTGAAGCATCAATTGGCATTCCAGTTTCTGGATCAACTGGTTGTGATGGGTCTGGAATTATACCATCTTTGATTTCTTTTTTGATGAGAGCATCTTGCTCAAGGATTTCTTCATCTGTTTGGCGAAGAACATTTCTTCTCAGATAATCTTGAGAGAAATATTTGCCAACATATGGTTCTGCTGCTGCAACCATTGTTAGTCTTTCATTCAGCAACTCCGCATCTTTTAGTTCTGAGAAGTGATTGTCATAAATGAAGTCATATTGAATATGCTCACTCATTACCTCCCAATCTTCTGGGGTAATAATGTTTTTGAGAATTAATTGAGTTCTCAACATATCATTGAACATATTTGAAAATCTCTTTCTCAAACGTCCAACAAACTTGGTGAATTTCAGTTCATCTCTTAAAATTTCTGATGAACGACCTAGATTGAATCCACCTTCTCCATCCATTCTTGATGGTGGAACATTTAAAGAGCGATATAATTTCTTCTTGAAATATTCAATATCTGTGATTTCACCTAGATTTTGACCACCTGGTAGAGTTGTGATCTCAGTTCCTCTACCACCTTCACGACGAGGAAGCCAGAAATCTTCAAGCATACTCATATATTTTTTGTCATCACGAATCTCACCTGTATTTGCATCATACACAAGTTTATTGCGATAACGCATCATAACATCACGGAGGTATTGCTCTGCTTTTACCTTTGGAAGATTGCCTACATCAATATAAAAAATTCTACGTTCTGGTGCGCGTGACAATCTGTAGATTACCAAACTATCTTCAATCATTCTCAATTGATTGAGAGATTTGATTGCCTTGTGAAGATATGATAGAGTATGTCCTTTATTTCTATCTACCAATCCTGAGGTGCAATAAGTAATTGAATCTTTTGCGATTTTAATTCCTTGACTTGCCCCAGTTTGAGATGGATTTGTTGATGGATAAATTGATCTTGGATTGTAGATAAAATATTCTTCTATCTCAGGAAAATCATAATCCATTGGATTATCGGTAGTAATCCTTTGTAAAGTCTTTATATTGTTGAGTTTATCCGCAGGTTTTTTCTTTTGCTGCCTGATAAAACGCATCTTTGATGCATCAATATAACGAAGTTCTTGGATACCTTCTTGTGGATTTTTTAAATCGATTACTTTATGGTAATAAAGTCTACCATCAATATACCAATTTCTATATATTTCGTGACACTTTTTATCAAAGTCTAAAAGATCTAGAATATATTTAAACTCTTGACGAATAGTTTTTTTAATTCCATCACTAGCATTTAGGTTAGATAACTCAATCGAAACAGGAGTATCATTAGTATCAGATACGATTGCTTCATTCACAATATCTTCGATAGCACTATCCACCTCTGGATGCAGTGCCATTTCTCTATATCTTTTAATTAATTCGAATTCTGTTCTATAGACTCCTTCTAAGTCTACATAAGAACCAAAAAACCCACTGCTTGCATAATGTTCAACCCCATCCTCATTATTAGATGGGATGGGGGAAACGGCAGTGGGTGATAGTGACTCAGTGTCCTCAATAGAGAACCCAAATAATTTTGCCATAATTTATTATTTTAAGTTTAACCTTTCTACTATTTATTATCCGTTTGGACCGCCAGCACCGGTTGTTGTGAATGACTGAACTTGGAATTCAACCGTGAATTCTTCAATTGTGTCTGAAGAATCATATGAAAGATCAATTTGTGATACATTGGTTGGGAAAATATCAACAAACTCATACTGCTTTAGAACAGCATTTGCGTTCCCTGAATTATCCTGACTGCTTGCAGATGAACCTCTACCCAACTGATAAACAGTTGCATTTGTCATATATGCACTTGGATCAGTTGCACCAATGTTTGTTCCGAGATCTGCAATTAGGTTGGACCATTCTTCAAAAGCATTTCTGAGAAGGAATCCTTCATCATTGATGATCGTTACAGTCCAGGTATCAATTGTTCTGTCTCCAGCAACCTTGAAAATTCTTCCACGGAATGGGACATCGATTGATGCAACATTCTGAGCAGGAAGCGCAGCTGCCTTGCACATAAATCTAAAATTTTCTGCATCCCAATTAATTCCATTGGGTAGAGTGGTCATCTCTACTTCAAATAGATTGGGGCGAGCGCCGCCCCCAACAAGTGCAGACTTAAACTGAGAAATTGTCTTGTTTTCTCTTGTTGATGCCATGATTTTTGTCCTCCTTTAGTTATTTAGATTAACGAATCAAACTCTACCAACTACTTCATCAAAACTTACTCCAGTGCGTGTGGCAACGAACGTGAGAGTTACGAAGTTAATTGACTTCGTTGGTTTTAAGAAGATATCTGCACGGAATTCATTGTTATCAATAACATCAGGAGTGTTGTTTGTTGTATCACAAACAACTAGGAATCCATATAGACCCCTCTTTGCCTGAACATCGCGGAGATATGGTTCAACGATGTTTCTGAAGTTCGCTCGTGTCAATTCGTCGTTCAGTTCGAAGAGTTGAGCTTGTGCAGCTCTTTCGAGTGCTTGCTCAATGGTCAGGAACAAACGACGAACGTTGATTCTATCAAACGCAGATGCATAACCTAAAGCCGTTTTGTCACCAAAGAGAAGAGTTCCAATTCCAGGTTGAGTAACAATTGAGTTAATTCTCAGTGGATAAAGTTTGTCTCTTTGTGCTTTGGTTGGATTGTATGCTAGTTTAATGGTGTTGTTTAAGATTCCTCTTTGCTGTCCTGCAGGTGAGAACCAAGGATAAGCAACAACATTTGTTCTAGTCATCAGACCAGCAACGTCAGCATTACAAGGAATGTAGACAAATCTGTTGTTGAATCTATCATAGGTATACTTATATCCACTATCAAATATTGCGTATGATGAAGATGCAAGTGGGCTAAAGAAGTTAATTAGATTATTTGTCTGGGTTGTTGTGTTTGTAACATTTACCAGATTTCCTCTGTGAGGTCCAATAGTTGCAACACAATCTTTTCTTGCGCCTGCAAGAGAGATTAGGTAGTTTGCCTTTGCTTGAGATTCGCCTTCAGAAGTCAGACCAGGACCCATGATTAAATAATCTACTTGGATCTCATCTTTGTTTTGGAAGTATCCGTATGCGGTGATTAGGTCAGAAAGTTCTGCCTTCATTCCACCATTTGCAGAATAATCAACTCCTGCTGCAAGAGTATATGATACGTTTCCGATTGCCGAGAAAGTTACTCCTTGAGCATCTTGTCCCCACAGACGGTCTCCCAATGCAATTGGGGTGAAGGATGCAGACTTAACGCCAGAATACGTTGTAAATCCAGTAGCAACTGGAACTGTATTATGATACGTATCAATTGCTGCTGAAGGATTGCTACCAGCGTAGATATACTGGGAGAAATCTGCAAGATACTGTTCGTACCAGATTTTTTGTGGGGAGTTTACGCTAGAAACTGCATCATTTGCCTTAGAGATGCTAACATGCTTCTCAAGAATGTTGCCTTTAATTCCAGAAACTGTTCCATTGTCATCTACGATAACAATGTGTAATGCATCATTCTTACCCTGTCTATCAGTTGCATAGACGTTGGAAGTTGGTTTTGCTGCAATTTCTTTCCAGAAGATTGAAGCATTGTTAAGACCTAAAGTTTGATTGTCATACCAATCAGAAACTGAAGTTGGAGTATATGGTGTAGTAGCAGAAAGTCCGGTATTAACACCAACATTATTAACAAAGGTTAGTGTGTCTGCAGTATCGAATGCTGCAAATGCAGTTCCTTCTGAATAATTAATTGTCGTCTCTGTTACGCCCGCCCCAGAAGTTTCTACTCTAGAAACAATCTTAACATCAATTTTGCTATTTCCACTTACAGTATCTGTAGAAACTCCAGTAATAATTCCTTTCAGGTATCCATTAAAGAATGCAGTAGTTCCAGTTGCAACTGATGGTACAACCACATTGACGAGAGGTGCTGTGATACCTGCACCTACGGTTGCACCTGCTTCAGCGAGATTGGTTGTTCCAATACCGATTATCTGGTCTGCCTTGTCATCAATGAAGCAAACTTTTAATCCATTTGCCCAGCTTCCTGGGTTTTTTGCTGCATATGTAAAGTTGGTTGCATCAACGTGATTGTTCATGTAATCGTCGTAGTTATCAATACGACCATTACCCGTTAATGTTGCACTCGCTGCATTAACACCAGCGTTTGCATTTGCCAGAGTACTTCCAGCAACTCTAACAACTTTAAGAACTCCTCCATATGAGAGGTATGATGCTGCGCTCATCCAGTATTCGTACTGGGTATCTGTTGAGATTGGCTTACCAAATACGTTGATAAGATCTGCCTCAGTACTAATATCAATAGGTTCGTTAACAGGTCCAATTTCAAATGGTCCAGCAATGGCACCAATATTATCTAAAACATTATCAGCTCTTCCTACTGTTAAATCAACCTCTCTGACGAGTACGCCTGGAGATAATTGAGGAGTCGCCATGTTTTTCTCCGTGAAGTCTCAGTTTATCTAAAAAATATTTATTAAAAAGTTACTTTACAGAGGGGAAAGATGACGTGAATAATTTACCAGTCAGGATATTCCCATCTATCAAAAATTTTAGTGGTTATTCTTCCCACAACACGCTTTATCGTGCAGTCTTTACATTCATAAGAATACGATGATGCAACTGGTCCTCTATCTTTTCTTGTTCTATAAAAGTCTTCAATTAAATTTTTTACCTCACCACAAACTCTACATTTTCTATCAGCAAGCAATAAATGACCAAGTTTTATTTGCTTGTCTAATTCCATCACTGATACTCCCACATATATGCCATATCACCATACTCATCAGTAAACCATCTGTCTCCATCAACGTCAACAAAACTTGTCGTATCTGTACCATCCACAATAAATCCAAATGGTGACATATCTTGTTCTATTTGGTTCTTTTGTTCTTCATATAAACGTTTTCTAATATCTTGGTCAGTTAGTTCTTTGAAGTAGTCTTGTGCAACCAACCAAGCATAAATTACCAGACACATTGCAAGGTCATCATTACAACCCTCCTCTGCTTCAAATGAGTTGTGCTTTGAAATGAAAGTCGTAAGTTCGGAAATTATTTCATAATCCTTGAAAAGCAATTTGTCACTCTCAATCATAGTTTTGAGATTGAGGGCACCAACTTTTTTTACAGTCTTGGACATCTTAACGCCAAGTTGAGTTTTCTTCCCAGAAAATCCTTGCCCCACAATCTGCCCTGCACGCCCCCTCATTGAGCACATTAAGACGTTTTGATACTCTAGGTCATAATGCAGCAATGACGCTACCTGGTCCCCAATATCGTTGACCTCACAGAGAATATATGCACCATTATAGTTCTTTGCTACTTCGTATATTACATTTGGAAATAGCATTGGTTTTATTTCATTGTTTCTATATTTTGCAACAACTGAATGGGGGAAAGAAGTTATATCAACAACGATAAATGCAGAGTAATCTTCACTCACTCCTCTAGCAACGTCAACAGTGATTACGTAGTCGTGGTTTTCTTTTACCTGTTCATATACATCTAATCCAGCATTCCTCTGAATTGGAGCGTCATAAATGAAACTTTTGAGTTTGCTTGGCGCAATCAATGTATCAACAGATCCAAGGAATTCACACTCAAACTCAATCTTAAATTGCTGTTCTGAGGTGTTCGCTATCGTTTGCTTTTTCCATTCCTCATCTCTTCCAGGGACTTCTGACCAGTGAACATCTGTTGGTACATATTCATTTCTACCCTTTTCAGCATCATGCCACATTCGGTAGAAATGATTCATACCATGTGGGGTTGAAACAATAATTACTTTCGTGCTTTTACCAGAAGTAATAGTAGGATAAACAGATGCAAAGAAGGAATCTGCGATATGGTTTGGAACGAAAGCGAATTCGTCCAAGAAGAGGATATTGAACGACATGCCTCGGACAGCACTTGCAGACGTAGAAGCAGCCAGAATCTTTGATCCATTTTCTAATTCGATGTTACCTTTATTCCAAGATATAATACCTTGCTGCATCCATTTTGGTAGGTTTTCGTAAGCAGTTGCTAACCTACTTAATAGTTCTCTTGCAGTAGCCGCTTTGTTTGCCAAGATACCAATATTCACACTATCATTAAAAATGAGGTAGTGAAGAAGATAGGAAACCACAGTTGTAGACTTACCAGTCTGACGCGGCATCTTACAAATATTAAATCTATTGGTATGGAAATTGTTGATTAATTTTTCTTGGAAGTGATATGGATGAAACTGAGTTAATCCCTCATCAAGAGAAACAATTTTGATATAGTTATTTGCAAAGTAAACTGGATCGTCTTTACACTTAACAAACTCAAGAATTTGTTCTTCTGTAAACTCAATAGGAGTATTAGCCTTTTTTAAATTTGGATTACCAAGATATACACTATCAGTCATATTTTAATAAATTTCTCTCCATTGAAGAGCAGCAGCGACGTTAGCAGTAGCGTTACCTGTAGTAGTAATAGTTCTTACAACAAGCACATAAATTTCAGAGTTTGTTGAATCTATATTTTGAACAATAATATTTTTCTTTGCCTGACTTAATGTTCCAGAAGCAACTGGTGAAAGTGAGTTTTGTGATGCGCCAGAA